CCAGCCGTGATGAACAAAGCAAATGAGCTTAGTGGACGTATCCGCGTAGCTCATGGCACATACGAGGCATCTGCGCTGGCGTCTGGTGACGTTATCGAGATGTTTGTCTTGCCTGATGGCGCTCGTTTGTTGACAGGTACTCTTGCGCATGATGCGCTGGGTGCATCAACAACATTGTCTGTAGGTTATGCAGCACACGTAAACGCGGCTGGTACAGCTGTGTCTGCGTCTGCGGCGGCTTACAAAGCGGCAGCTGCGTCAACATCTGCGGCAAAGAACGACATTCTTGCTACTCTAGCTCTAGGCTCAGGCTCAGAGACAGACACAAACGAGGATGGCGTGGCAATCACAGTAACAATGGGCGGTGCAGCTGGCACTGGCACCATTGAGCTGACCATCATGTATGTGGTAGACTAAATTGAGCGGGGCGGGAAACCGCCCCCTCTTTTACATGGAGATAGCGGATGACAAGTACCGTTGATATTGCAAACTATGCGCTTAACACCTTGGGTGCGTCGAACATCACAACATTGGATGAAAACAGCAAACCAGCGCGCATTGTCAATCAGCGCTATGATGCAGTACGTGATAGCGTATTTCGCTCTCATCCCTGGAATTGCCTGATACGTCGAGCGGAGCTTCCCCAGGAAACAGATAGCCCTACATACGGCTATGCGTACCAGTATTCCCTGCCGACTAATCCGTATTGCTTGCGGGTGTTAGAGTTTAGCAACGGCACGTTGACGTTCCCTTTTGACAACATGCGCAGCAACAGTGATACACCAGCGTTTATCATTGAGGGCCGTAAGCTTCTTACGGACGAAGGTACAGCGCGGATCAAATATGTTGCCAGGATTACCGATCCTCAGCAATATGATGCGGGTTTGATCGAGACATTGGCGGCAAGATTAGCATATGAAATCTCGTATGCGATCACAGGATCCACAACAATGCGGCAACTTACAGCTGCGGATTACGATCGTAAGCTAAAAGAGGCTACGTTCCAGGATGCAACCGAGGGCGCACCAGAGCGCATTGAGGCTAACGACTTTATCGAAGCGAGGTTCTAATGGCCCGTTCAGCTCCTTCGCTCAGTACATTTACAGCTGGCGAGATCTCTCCGCGCCTGGAAGGGCGTGTTTCTTTAGAAAAGTATCGTGCTGGCCTATCGGATCTGACCAATATGGTTGTGCAACCACATGGTGGCGTAACGCGGCGTCCTGGCACAGAATACCTGGGAGCGGTTAAAGACAGCGCAGATAAGACCAGGCTAATTCCGTTTCAGTTTAAAACGACAGACACATATATCCTGGAGTTTGGCGATCAGTATATGCGGGTTTTCCGCAATGGTTTGCAAGTTCTGGAGGGATCTTCGCAAACAATTACTGGTGCAACACAAGCGGATCCTGGTGTTATTACAATATCAGGCCACGGCTACAGCAATGGTGATGAAATTTACCTGGATAGCGTAGGCGGTATGACCGAGCTGAATGGGCGCAACTATCTCATTGCAAACGTCACAACGAACACATTTACCCTGCAAGATCTCTTTGGCAACGACATCGATACGACAGGGTTTACTGCGTACACCTCTGGGGGATCTGTTGATAAGATCTATGAGGAAACTACGCCTTATGCGATTGCGGACGTATTTGATTTGCGCTTTGCGCAATCAGCGGATGTTATGTATTTTGCTCATCCAAGCTACGCAATTCGCACTTTGTCCAGGACAAATCACAATGCCTGGACGTTTGCGACAGCAACAATTACAGGATCGCCCAGCCCAGCGCTAACAGGATCTGATAATTACCCAAGCGTGGTTACGTTTTTTGAACAGCGTTTGGTATTTGCGGCAACAAACAACAATCCACAAACAATCTGGTTTTCTAAAAACGCGGATTATTTGAATTTCACAACAGGTTCAGCGGCTGATGATGCGCTAATCTACACGATTGCGTCTAACCAGGTGAATAGTATTCGGTACTTATCGCCTACGCGAGTGCTTACAATCGGCACTTCGGGCGGTGAATATGTGCTTACAACAACCAATAATGGGCCTGTTACGCCAACATCTACAGTAATCCGCAAGTATTCTAACTATGGATCTGCGAATACTGAGCCTGTCCAGGTCGCTGATGTTACCTTGTTTTTGCAACGTGGCGAAAGAAAGGTGCGTGAGTTTAAGTATGTTGGTGAAGTAGATACAGCGGGCTACCAGGCGCCAGATCTTACCGTCCTAGCAGAACACATAACCGAAGGTGGCCTGGAACAGTTTGCGTATCAACAGGAGCCTGAGAATATTGTTTGGGCTGTGCGCAGTGATGGTACTCTTGTCGGTCTAACGTACCGTCGAGAGGAGGACGTTGTTGCTTGGCATAAGCATGTGATCGGTGGCGAGTTTAGTGGCGGTCAGGCAGTAGTCGAGAGCATTGCCACCCTGCCGACAGATACGGGCAATGATGAGCTTTATATGATTGTGAAACGCACAATCAATGGCGCAACTATGCGCTACGTCGAGGTTATGAAAAACTTTGACTTTGGTGGCGCAACAACGTCTGCATTCTTTGTAGATAGTGGCCTGGTTTATTCTGGCAGCTCTGTATCAGGCTTTAGTTCGCTGTATCATTTAGAAGGTGATACAGTTTCTGTACTTGCCAATGGCGCGTCACATCCAGACAAAACCGTGTCAAGCGGTGCAATCACGCTCGATTTCTCAGCAACCAGCGCAGCTGTAGGCTATGGATACACAAGCTCGATGCAGACCTTGCGGATCGAAAGCGGATCTAGCGATGGGGTAAGCCAAGGCAAACCGAAGCGGATCCACGGCATTACGGTTCGTTTGTTCGAGACAGTTGGTGTCGAGGTTGGCAATGATAGCGGCGAAATCGATAGGATCTTTTTCCGCGATAGCTCAATGAACATGGATGAAGCTGTGCCATTGTTCACTGGTGACAAAGAGATTGAGTTTCCTGGTGGTTTTGATGACGATGATAGGCTATACTTGCAACAAACGCAGCCCCTGCCTTTGACAGTCCTGGCGCTGTACCCACGAATGAATACGTTTGACAAATGATAGCTAGACCCTTGACCAGATCACACGTACTGCATGTTGACCAGATCACACGTACTGCATGTTGCAGAAAGAGCGCCTAGACAGAACCAGTCTCAGATGGGGTTGGTTCTTTCTAGTTTGCCTGTCTACACAATGCCTGGTCGTGGACTAGCATTGCTCGATGGCGGCGATGTTTATGCTGTTACTGGCCTGGCGCCGTTATGGGATGGCGTTGCGGAAGCCTGGTTTTTGCCGACTAAGGATATGCGTCAAAAGAAAATACAGACAGTTCGATTGGTTCGGCGCGAGTTAGACGCGGCGATCGAGCGTTTGAAATTGCATAGAGTGCAAGCGGTTGTGCGATCTGATTTCGTCGATGCACACAAGCTTGCTAAGTTCCTGGGCTTTCAAAGCGAGGGAACAATGAAAAAGTACGGGCCAGATGGTTCGGATTATGAAAGGTACGCAAAATGGCTGAATCGCTCCCATTCATAATGGCTGGATCCCAGCTGATCGGCGGTGCGTCCGAGGCAGCTGCGGCTAATCGAGCGGCAGAGGCCGCAAGAGCGGTTGGTGAGTTTAACGCCCAGGTTATTGAGCGCGATGTAAACTTGCTGGAAAACCAGCGTACCATCATTAACAATAACTTGCTTATCTCGAATGAACGCAAGCGGATGCAGTTCCGCAAAGTTCAGGGTGAGGTTGTGGCTAACTATGCATTCGCAGGGGTGGATATTTCCCAGGGAACGCCAATGCAAGTTTTGCGCGAGAATGCGCGCGAATTAGAATACGAGATCACGGTGGACAAGTTTAACAACTATGTCACCAACATGCAGATCAACGATGCGCAAGAGGACACCAGGCTTACAGCACAGCTATCCAGGATGGAAGCTGGTGCATCAGCTGCGGCATTGCGCGCCCAGGGTACTGCAAGCCTTATCTCTGGTTTGGGATCCGCTGCGCGGATTGGTTACGAAACAAATATGTTTGGGTGATAATAAATGCGTATTCCTACTTATCGTGTAAGCTCTACCCCGACAGGCGAAGCGCCAGGACGTAGCTTTCGTGCGCGCATGAGCGCAACGCCGTTCATCCAACAGGCGCAAGCTGAGGGTGGTATTGTCAAAGAGTTTGCGCGGCAAGCTGGTGAATTTGCAACCACACGATACAAAGCCGCCAGGGAAACGCAGATTAACGAAAAGATTATTGCTGGCGAAGAAGCCTTGCGCGAAGAAGCGCGGCGATTGTCACAGATTGAAACTGGCAAATTGCGCGATGTTTTCAACGAAGGCGGCAAAGAGGAGGAGGGGCTTTGGTCTCAATCCTCTACATTAACGCGTGAAAAATTGCTCGAAGATGTTAAAGATCGTGAAGCTCGTAGGATCTTAACTGATCGATTTAACCAAATGGAGCTTACCCATAGGTTCCGTTTGCGTGGTACGATCGATCAGAAGATCGACCAGGCTAACCAGGCCGCGCGTACTGCGCGCGCTCAAGGCACAATGACAACAGCGGGCATGGCGAATGACGTTAAGGAGTTCGACCTAGCGCTAAACAACTTTGGGGTTGATAGCGTTCGCTTGGGATCTCTTGGCCTGGGCAACCCAGATGCGCTGAAAAAACAAGAGCTGGCAGTGGTCGTTGGCGCTGTAGACATGCAAGTGTCGCGGTATATTAATGGATCTGAAACACCGAGCAAAGCCCTGGAGGCATTGCGCCAGGCATTGCGTGACGGGGATGCGTCCCTAGCTGGCGATGGTCAGATGGCATTCTACGCTCTCAGCAAACTAGATCTAAATTCGCAAGCTGCGATTTTGAAAAAGTATGGCGGGGCAGCTGACTACATCGATGCGCCAACAGCTGAAGAACAAAAGCAAGCCCGCATTGCTGGGGAATATGGCAAACAAGCGGGCGCCCTGGTCACTGACTACACAAGTCGGATCCAGGAAGGTCAGACACTGCCAACAGGCTCGATCGAGCAACTTATGGAAATTGCAGAAATGGCTTATCCTTCTATGGGGGGTGTTGAACAAGCCGAGCTAAAAGAAGGCATTGAGGATCTGCAATACATCCAGGGATTAGCGACAGCGGTAAAAGGTGTCGCAAACGTCAAAGGTGTTGACGATATGATAATGATGCTGGAGCAAGGCGACCAGTTTGGTGGCCCAGGTATCCAGCCAAGAGAGCAGCTTGGGTTAGAGTTCTTGCGTGGCTTCAAGGCCAACATGGAGAAGCAACTTGAAACTGATCCAATAGGTTTTGCGTCCACCACAGGTTCGGTCAAAATTGCTCCTATCGACCTGTCTCCCCAAGCTGTACAATCTGGACAAACGGGTGTCGCACAGCGAATACAAAGCGCCGTAGCGGTTCGAGGCCACTATGAGCTGACAGGCCCGATGAAATTGCTAACACCCGCTGAGGTAGCATCTTATGCGCCGTATCTAAATCGCGGATCTGCCATTGAGCGGATGCAAGCAATCAACACAATTACGGAACAGTTTGGCGAATTTGCCCCAGCTGTACTGCAACAACTTGCGCCAGATGCGCCAGTGGCTATGCATGTTGCTGGGCTTATGCGTGATGGGATCGGCCCAGAAGCTGAGATCATTATGAACGGGATCGAGGAGATTGCGCAGAATGGCAATCCGATCGAAGGCGCAGATATGCAAAGCGCTGAGGCAGAAATGTATGGGATCCTGGGCGCAGCGTATGAGTTACTACCTGGTAGCCTGAACGCCGAGCTGAAAAAGAATATAAAGGATACTGCCCTGGCATACTATGCCGAAGTGTTATCTCGTAAGGTGGACAAGTCTTATGACAGCGATCTTTGGGAAAAAGCGGTCAACGTAGCAACAGGATATAACCCCAAAACTGGCAAGGGTGGCGTCCAGGATGTACGCGGTACGCCTACATTGTTGCCGCCGAATAGATCCCCAGATGAAATAGAAACTGCCCTGGAAACGATCACGATCGATAACTTTGCAGAGATTGCAACGTCCTCAGGTACAATCGATCAGGAAACGTTTGATGATATTACATCAGACGATAACTATAACTTACAAGTGTTGGGTCGGCGCAATGGCAAGATTGTCTATGGAGTTGTGTACGGCAACTATGGTGAAAGCGGCTACGCAATCATTACGGATCCAGATGGCAACGATATTAACTTTACAGCTGAGGAACTAATCAAAGCTTCTCGCAGAAAAGCCCAGCCTCGTGTAGAAAAAAGTGAACCTGTCGTACAGGAAGCGCCGAAAGACCAGGCGTTTGACCCATTAAACTATGACCCAGAAACGCAATCAGCTCAGGCTCATAGATGGATGGTCGGCGTAATGTCCGATGATCCTAAAATACAAGAAAGAACAGTAGATCATTTTGTCAACGTGTTTAATGAAAATGGCTTCAAATACGATAGTTATGTTTCCGTAATGAATGCGTTGCGAGAAGCAAAAGATCAAGACGCGGGATTTGATTTGAGGGATTATGACAAATCATCTTCAAAAGATCGCAATAGAGCGACAACCGAAATAATGCGTATCATAGAAAATGATTTTGACATTGATACTGTTACAGCAAGCGAGGTTCGTGCTTATCTGCGAAAAGAAAAGATCCCTCATAGCAATCAAATGATTGAAACGGCTTTGAACTTAGCGAAGGAAAGAGCAAGTGAGTAGTTACTTACCAGACCAGGTAAATCCGCTTTCGTTTGCAACTACGCCGCGCCGTAGTAAACCGACAGGCGGTTTCGTAGAAAACCTGTCTAAGTCTTTCGATGCTAACTTAATGCAAAGCGGATCCTCTGAGGAGCGGTTTATTAAAGAAGCTTGGGATCCAATCGTTGAAGAAATCGAAACATTAACGGGTAAATCTTTCAGAAACCCTGGCGCGTACATTCGCCCTAATGTGTTTGAAATCCTAAGTGGTGAAGCCGCCAGGTTCTATGGCCCAGCGCGCTACAGCTACGAAACAAACGATATTGAAACGTTTGTGCGTGACAATCGTGACCAGTTGCCTGAGGAGCTGGTTGTTTCTGTCCTGGATCAAGATCGAGATAAGTCCTGGCGTGAAGCTGCGCGCGAGAAGTTTCACCAGGAACAAGGGGAGCTTGCCGAGCTGACAGAGCGCTCTCCTGGGATTGGCCCTGGCACTGCGCGTGT